AGAAGTCTCACACGTAGAGTTTATTACCGAAAAAGTAGGTAAAGAATCTAAAACCTTTATTCAAGGAGTTTTCCTTCTGGGAGACATTTGTAACCGTAACGGTAGAATGTATCCGATGGAAACTCTTGCGAAAGAAGTGGCAAGATATAATGAAGCATTCGTTTGTAAAGGTCGTGCTCTTGGAGAACTCGGACATCCAGATGGTCCTACGGTAAATCTTGACCGTGTTTCTCATAAGATTGTTTCCTTAGAACAAAAGGGATGCAATTTTATTGGTAAGGCACAACTTCTTGGAACTCCTATGGGTAAGATTGCCGAATCTCTTATTAAAGAAGGCGTTTGTCTTGGAGTTTCTTCTCGTGGTGTTGGATCACTCCAAATGACTAATGAAGGTCATAAAATTGTTGGTAAAGACTTTATGCTCGCAACTGCTGCTGATATTGTGGCAGATCCTTCTGCTCCAGATGCTTTTGTACAGGGAATATTTGAAGGAAAAGAATGGGTATATGAGGGTGGAGTACTGAGAGAAAAATTAGTAGAAACTACAAAACGTAGAATTAATACTCTTGTAGATGAAAAAACTCTACAAGAGCATAAGGTTCAATTGTTTCAAGATTTCTTAGGAAATCTATAAATTATAAATAAATATAGATTATAATACAAGATCTAAAAAAATGTCCGTTGGTAGAAATTTACAAGAAATGGAAAACGTAGTAACCAAAGGAGCCTCACCTGCCGAATCTCCTTCAAAGAGTGCAACTCCTGTTTTAACTCCGGGTCAAACTGGTTCTTGGGAAGATTTGGGTGGTCCAACTCCACAAAATTATCGTCCCGATGACGATTCGGCAAAACTCAAGGATCCCTCCGCAACTCTTGCACAAGTTAGAGATGTTGTAAATGCTAAAGCATCTGCAGCAGATTCTATGAAAAGTGTTAAGGAAGAGACCGAAGAAGATGAAGATCTTGTCGATGAAGAAGATGAAGAAGAAGATGTAGTATCGGAAGAGTCTCCCGAAGAAGAAGACGAAGAAGAAGTGCAGGAAGACTTTGACATCGAAGAAGATGTTAATGCTCTCCTTGCTGGTGAGGATCTCTCCGAAGAGTTCCAAGAAAAGGCAAGAACAATTTTTGAGGCAGCAATCCGTTCTAAGGTTGTTGAAATCAAAGAAGAACTTCAAGAAACTTATGAAAATGCACTCATTGAAGAAATTGAAGTAATCAAAGAAGGTCTTGTTGATCGTGTCGATGCATACCTTGAGTATGTTGCTGATGAGTGGGTTTCTGAAAACGCACTTGCAGTTGAGCACGGTCTCAAAACTGAAATGACCGAATCATTCCTCCAAGGAATGAGAGGTCTTTTTGAAGATCATTATGTTTCAATCCCTGAAGATAGATATGATGTAATCGAGAGTATGGTAGATAAACTTGATGAAATGGAAGGAAAACTCAACGAGCAAATTGAAAGAAATGTTGCTCTGAACAGAAGATTAGCAGAGTCGGTTGCCGATGTAATTTTTGCAGATGTCGCTGAGGGTCTTGCACTTTCTCAGAAGGACAAACTCGCTTCTCTTGCCGAAAATGTTGAGTTTGATAGTGAAGCAAACTATCGTGAGAAACTGGTAACTTTGAGGGAATCATACTTCCCATCTAATACTGGTACTCAAAGAGATGACTCGGAAACCTTATCCGAAAGTACTGATGTCCAGTCCCAACAACCACAAGTTGATGGAAGAATGGCAACATACCTTCAGACTCTGGGAAGAGTCGCCAAACTGTGATTTTTAAATAATAAACAATCAAACAAAAACTTTTAACAAGGTAAAACAAATGCAAATGTTCAACGCAGAATATTTGCAGGAGAAGTGGTCACCAATTCTGGATTATTCCGGAATGGACCAGATCAAAGATGCACATCGCAGATCTGTAACCGCTATCCTGCTAGAAAACCAAGAGAGAGAACTCCGCGAAGAGCGTGATTTCCTCTACGAATCTCCAACCAACTCTGGCAATGCTGCTGGTGCTTCCGGTGGATTTGGTGGCAGTGCTCAAGGATTTAATGCTGGACCTACAGCTGGTTTTGACCCCGTTCTGATTTCTTTAATCAGACGCTCGATGCCTAACCTGATTGCTTATGACCTGTGTGGCGTTCAACCAATGAACGGTCCTACCGGACTCATCTTTGCGATGCGTTCACGTTACACCAATCAGAGTGGGACCGAAGCATTCTTCAACGAAGCAGATACAAAATTCTCTGCTCAGAATGCTGGTGGAACTCTTGCATCTGGTAACGTCGGTTTCGGTACTACTGCTTCCTCAGTTGGTCAGAATAACCCAAGTATTCTGAATGATGCTTCTCCAGGAACATATGGAGTATCTACCGGTATGAACACCGGAGACTCTGAAAATCTTGGTGGTAGTGATGCATTCAACGAGATGGCATTCTCAATCGAGAAAGTCACCGTTACTGCTAAGTCCCGTGCTCTGAAAGCTGAGTATTCACTTGAGCTCGCTCAAGACCTCAAGGCAATTCACGGTCTGAATGCTGAAGCAGAATTGGCAAACATTCTCTCAACTGAGATTCTTGCCGAAATCAACCGTGAAGTTATCAGAACCGTATACAAGATTGCTAAGCCTGGTGCTCAAGCAAACACTGCTACTGCTGGTACTTTTGACCTTGACGTTGACTCCAACGGTCGTTGGTCAGTTGAGAAGTTCAAGGGTCTTATCTTCCAAATCGAGCGTGATGCTAACGCAATTGCACAGCAGACTCGTAGAGGAAAGGGTAACATGATTCTTTGCTCCGCAGACGTTGCTTCGGCACTTGCGATGGCAGGAGTTCTTGATTACACCCCAGCACTCAACGCAAACCTGAATGTTGACGATACTGGCAATACCTTTGCTGGCGTTCTTCAAGGCAAGTATAAGGTTTATATTGACCCATATTCGGCAAACGTTGCTCCTAATCAGTTCTACGTTGTTGGTTATAAGGGTTCTTCACCTTATGATGCTGGTCTATTCTACTGCCCTTATGTTCCTCTCCAAATGGTTCGTGCCGTTGGTGAGAACACCTTCCAACCAAAAATCGGATTTAAGACCCGCTACGGCATGGTCGCCAATCCATTCGCGGAAGGTTCAACCGTAGGTCAGGGTGCTCTTAATAACAACCTCAACGCTTACTACAGAAGAGTTAAAGTTGCCAATTTAATGTGAAAATTAAATTATACATCATTTAATTACGAGAGGGGAGAAATCCCCTCTTTTTTATTATAAATAAAGGATACATACCTATTTAATATAATGGCATTTGTATATAAAGCAACAAATAAAATTAATGGAAAGTTTTATATTGGTAGAACTTCTTATGATAAACTATACAAAAGAATTAATTGTCATATTTGGTATTCTAGGCACAAAAAATCCAATATCCCTTTTTCAAATGCTTTAAGAAAATATGGAAGAGAGAATTTTGAATGGGAAATTTTAGAAGAATGCAAAAACGAAGATGTGGGGAATAAAGAAATATATTGGATTAAACAATTAAGTCCTGAATATAATGTAACTCTTGGTGGAGATGGAGGAACTAGTGGTAGACCGTGCCCAGAACACGTAAAGGAACTTACTAGGATATCAAATAGTAAACCGGTAATAGATACTAGAACAGGTATTGTATATGAAAGTGCAACGGAAGCTTCTAAAAAATTAGGTATTTTAAGAACTAGTATTTCAAGAAGTTGTGCTAGGGATGAAAGTAAAAGTAGACCAAATAGAAAACCTTGGTTTAGATATGCATAAATTCACTAAATACAAATAAAAATGCCTTGCTCCTTTCCCAACCAAATTGATAATAGGAACTTCCTATCACCAGTTGGGTTTAAATTTTCATTAGCAAAAGAACCTAAAGTTGCCTTTTTCTGCAATACGGCAAGAATACCAGAAATTACATTATCTCTCAACATCCAACCATCATACCTAAAAGATATTGATGTTCCTGGTGATAAAATTACCTATGGTGATTTATCTCTAAGATTTTTGGTTGATGAGAACATGGAGAACTATATGGCAGTTCATAATTGGTTGACAGGTCTTGGATTTCCAGAAACAGCACAGCAATATAAAGATTTAATAACTATAGTAAACGACACAACACAAGTACAAGACCCCAAAAGAGCATTTAGTGATGGAAGTCTTTATATTCTGAATAGTAACTATAACACAACTGCCGTAGTAAAATTCAAGGATTTATTTCCAGTATCATTAAGTTCTCTTGAGTTTGATGCCACACAAACCGACATTCAGTACTTTACAGCAGACGTATCTTTCAAGTATACTGTGTATAATATTCTTGATAATAATAATCAACCCTTATGAACCTCAGTCTAGATGAAATTCAGGAAATGTGGCAAAGAGATTCTGTCATAGACCCTGATAACTTACACGATGAATCACTAAAAATACCTCAACTACATTCCAAATATTATACTCTATACAATACCATCACTCTCCTTCGTGAAAAGGCAAGAGAAACACATAACAGAGTTAGGTTAGAACGCTATAACTACTACACAGGAAAGGCAACGGCAGAGGTCTATGCCGAAGAACCATTTCCGTATAAGGTAAGAGAAAAGGACGCCATACAGAGGCATATGGACGCCGATGAGAGACTGTCTAAGATTGATTTAAAGATTAGATATTACGATGTTATGCTTAAGTTTCTTGAGGAAGTTATTAAGATGATTTCTCAAAGAAACTACCAAATCAGGAATAGTATTGAGTGGCACAAGTTCACGGCAGGGTACAATTGACCGAATAAATACTCATAACTGATACTTTATGAATGTCTCATTTGGTGATATCAAAAAAGAATGAGGTTTATCTGCAAATAGAGGCAGAACCTCATATCTACTATGAGTTGAAAGATACTTTTCAATTTGAAGTTCCGAACGCAAAGTTTTCCCCTGCTTATAAGAATAAGTGGTGGGATGGATTCATTTATCTGTTCAGTATTGACACGAAAGAAATCTATGTTGGTCTTTTAGACCGGGTAATTCAGTTCTGTAAGGACCACAATTACACTTATGAGTTCACAAATAATAAGTTTTATGGTCTTCCTTTTGAGATAAATGAGAGCATCTCAAAGGAAGGTGTAAAGGATTATATGACGGCAATTAGTAGACACGCCCCACGCGATTATCAAATTGAGGGAGTATACGACGCCTTAAGACATAATCGTAAATTATTGATATCTCCAACTGCTTCGGGAAAGTCATTGATGATATATTCTCTTGTGAGATACTACGTTGAGAAGCAGCAAAATATTCTCGTAGTTGTTCCGACGACTTCCCTTGTAGAACAAATGTATAAAGATTTTGCAGATTATGGATGGGATGTTGGTTCATACTGCCACAAGATATATGCTGGTAAGGAAAGAGAAACTGATTCCCAAGTTATTATTACTACTTGGCAGTCTATTTACAAACTTCCCAAGCAGTATTTTTCCAGATTTAATGTAGTCGTAGGAGATGAGGCACACCAATTTAAATCCAAGTCATTAATATCTATAATGACGAAACTTTGTGATGCAAAATATCGTTTTGGATTCACCGGAACACTTGATGGGTCTCAAACTCATAAGTGGGTTTTGGAAGGTTTATTTGGACCTTCATATAAGATTATCAAGACAGATGAACTGATGCAGAAAGGTCATCTTGCTAAATTAGATATTAAAGTTCTACTACTGAAGCATCCTCCTCACAGATTTGAAGTATTTGAGGATGAGGTTCAGTATATTATTAATCACTCAAAGAGAAATAACTTTATTAAAAATCTTGCTCTTGATTTAAAGGGTAATACTCTTGTTCTTTTTGCCAGAGTAGAGGGTCACGGGCAACCACTTTACGAACTCATAAATAATAGCAAAACTGACAATAGACACGTATTCTTTGTTCATGGAGGGGTTGCTACTGAAGAACGAGAATTAGTTAGGGAAATTACCGAAAGAGAGAATAATGCAATCATCGTTGCTTCCTACGGCACTTTTTCTACTGGTGTCAATATCAGAAATCTTCATAATGTTATATTTGCTTCGCCTAGCAAATCAAGGATACGAAATCTCCAATCAATCGGAAGAGTCTTGCGAAAAGGAGAAAACAAAGTAAAGGCAACTTTGTACGATATTGCCGATGATATTAGTTATAAGTCAAGAAAGAATTATACACTCAATCACTTAATTGAAAGAATCAAGATTTATAATGAAGAAAACTTTAATTACGATATTGTAAATATACCACTTAAGGATTAATATGGGAGAAGAGTTTTACTGCATTTTAAAATTAGTATCAAGTGAAGAGATTCTATCACTTATTATGATAGATGAGAATGATGGCGATCCAATTATTATTCTACAAAATCCAGTACTTATGAAACCAGTAACAACCTCTACCGGTGATTCTTATGTGAAGATTAAGCCCTGGATAGAAATGTCCAGTGATGATATGTTCTTAATTAAACTCGATAAAGTCATTACGATGACCGAAACAAAGGACACTAAATTAATTCAGTTATATGAACACTATGTAAGTGATGATTCAATAGAAGTATATAAACCAGCTGGAGAAGTCAAACCTTCATCAACGATGGGATATGTATCTTCGGTAGAGGAAGCAAGAAAGAATTTGGAGAATCTCTTTAAAGATAATAAAGAAAGCTAAGACTTATCTTCAACGGGGACAAACCTAGTCTATACGGTTTTTCAATACTTGTCAAGCCCTTGTGGTATGTGCTATAATAATAACAACTTATACTAAAAGTTCGATGCTATGCCTAAAAAGAAATCAGAACATTATGTAAACAATAAAGAGTTACTAGAAGCTCTTGTTGTTTATAGATCTAAAGTAGATAAGGCAGCACAGAAGTACTTTGAGAAGTATGATAAGTATCCTCCTAAGTCTGGTGCTTGGGAAGGAAAACCTAGAATTCCAGATTATATTGGAGAATGCTTCTTGAAGATTGCCACTCACCTTTCATATAAACCTAATTTTGTAAATTATATGTTCCGTGAGGATATGTGCTCCGATGGAATAGAGAATTGTGTTCAGTACATTCACAATTTCAATCCAGAAAGGTCTCAGAATCCTTTTGCTTATTTCACTCAGATTATTCACTATGCCTTTTTGAGAAGAATTCAGAAAGAAAAGAAGCAACTGGAAATCAAGACAAAAATTATTGAAAGAACCGGTTATGATGAGGTTATGACAATTGATGACGGAGTGCTTTCTGGGAACAATAGTGAATACAACAGTATGAAAGATGCCATCCAGTACAGAAACGGAAACCGATGAAGGTAGCAATTTTAACAGACACCCACTGGTCGGCAAGGAAAGCTTCAAGAAATCTTCACGACTATTTTCAATTGTTTTACGATAATGTTTTCTTCCCTGCTCTAGAAGAACACGGGGTAGAGACGGTAATTCATATGGGTGATGCCTTTGATAATCGTAAAAGTATTGATTTCTGGGGTCTTGATTGGACTAAAAAAGTAGTACTAGAACCTCTTAGAAAGTATCAAGTCCACATGATTGTGGGTAATCACGATATTTTTCTTCGTAATTCTACTGAAATTAATGCTCCAGAACTTCTTCTCAAGGATTACTCAAACATAAAGACTTATAGTTCCCCAACGAATACGAAGGTTTGTGGAATTGATATGACTTTTATTCCTTGGATTTGTAGTGAAAACTATGATGAAACTCTAAAAGTTATTCAGAAGTCAAAGGCAAAGATTGCGATGGGGCATTTAGAACTCAAAGGATTTAGAGTCAATAAACATCTTGTAATGGAGGAGCATGGACTGGAAGCGAATCTTTTTTCAAACTTCAAAAAGGTATTTTCTGGTCATTACCACACTCGTTCTGATAATGGAACTGTGTTCTATCTCGGTAATCCTTATGAAATGTACTGGACGGATGTAAATGATACTCGTGGATTTCATATCTTTGATACCGAAACTCTAGAGCACACGCCAATTAATAATCCTTATAAATTATTCTATAACATTTATTATGAGGATACTCCACATCAGACTTTTGATGCCTCCGAGTATTCTAATAAGATTGTCAAAGTAATCGTCCGTAAGAAAACCAAGCAAAAAGATTTTGAAAAGTTTATTGACAAACTCTATAAGATTGGTATTCAAGACCTGAAGATTGTTGAAAACTTTGAGATTCAGGAAAATGAAAACTTTGTAATTGATGAGGAAGAGAATACTATTTCAATTCTGAATCGTTATATTGATGAATCCGAATATGACTTTGATAAGAGTACTATCAAGAGCATATTCCAAGACCTCTATAAACAAGCTTGCGAAGTGGAGTAAAATGTTTCTTCTAACTCTTAAGGGTCGTAAAGATGATGGTGCATATGCCGTTCAAGACCAATATGGAGAAAAGGTTTTATTTTTATTTGAAGAAGAGGATGATGCCACTCGGTATGCTATGATGCTTGAGTATGATGAAGACTACGAAAAAGAAATGGAAATTGTGGAAGTTGATGATGAACTTGCCATAAAGACTTGTAAGCATAACAACTACAAGTATGCCGTAATTACTACTAATGATATTGTAATTCCTCCTAAAAATGATAACCTTCAAAAAAATTAAATGGAAGAACTTTCTCTCAACTGGAAACCAGTTCATAGAGATGGATTTTCAAAAACATCATACAAACTTAATTATTGGAGCAAATGGTGCAGGGAAATCAACTGTACTTGATGCTCTGACTTTTGTACTATTCAATAAAAGTTTTAGGAAAATTACAAAACCCCAACTAGTCAATACTACAAATGAAAAAGATTGTTTAGTTGAGATTGAATTTTCTGTCAATAGTCGGGATTATTTGGTTCGTCGTGGAATCAAACCAAATGTCTTTGATATTGAAGTAAATGGACAACAACTTTATAAGGAATCTGATGACCGTATCAATCAGAAATTACTGGAAGAAAATATTCTCAAGGTTAATTATAAATCTTTCACCCAAATTGTGATTCTGGGTTCAAGTACTTTTGTGCCTTTTATGCAACTTACGACTGCCAATCGTCGTGAGGTGATTGAGGACTTATTGGATATTCGGATATTCTCTACGATGAATACCCTTATCAAAGAAAAGATTCGTACTAAAAAGGATGAAATAAAATCTCTTGAGTTGAAGAAGCAAAACCTTAAGGACAAGGTTGAAATGCAGGAGAGTTTTATTGAGGAACTTGAGAATCGTGGTAATGCTAATATAAATGCCAATAAACGGAAAATTTCCGATTTAGATGCTGAAGTTGGTACTTATATGACCGAGAATGCCAAGACCGAAGAGGATATCTTCAAATATACTAAGGAACAAGAAGAAGTTATTGGTGCTACTGAGAAGTTAGGAAAACTCAATAATCTTAAGGGTAAGATTTCTCAAAAAGTATCTACGATTACTAAAGAGCACAAGTTCTTTACCGAAAATACGGTATGCCCTACTTGTACTCAAGGTATTGATGAAAGATTTCGCCTAGATAGAATTGCAGATGCTCAAAATAAAGCAAAGGAACTCCAGAAAGGTTTTCAGGAACTTGAGGAGACTATGAAGTTTGAAGAAGAACGAGAGCGTCAATTTATAGTTCTATCAAAGGAGATTACGAAACTCAACCATGAGATTTCTCAAAACAATACTCGGATTTCACTCAGTCAGAGACAAATCCGAAACCTTGAATCTGAAGTTCAAACTATTACCGAACAACTTAAAAATAGAAATGCTGAAAATGAGAAGTTAGAAGAGTTTAGAGATAATCTTCAAAAAACATTTGATGACCTTTCAGATAAAAAAGAAGAGATAGTTCATTATGATTTTGCCTATTCCTTACTCAAGGATGATGGTGTAAAAACGAAAATTATTAAAAAGTATCTTCCCTTCATAAATCAACAGGTGAATCGTTACTTACAGATGATGGATTTTTATATTAATTTCCATCTTGATTCTGAGTTTAATGAGAGTATCAAGTCACCCATTCATGAGAACTTCTCTTACGATTCTTTTAGTGAAGGTGAAAAGATGAGAGTTGATTTGTCACTTCTTTTCACTTGGAGGGAAGTTGCAAGAGTGAAGAACTCGGTGAACACGAACCTTTTAATAATGGATGAAGTTTTCGACTCATCTCTGGATGGTTTTGGAACTGATGAGTTCCTTAAGATTATTCGTTATGTGATTAAGAATGCTAATATATTCGTAATTTCTCATAAGACCGGACTTGAGGACAAATTTGAAAGTGTCACAAGGTTTGACAAGAAGGCAGGATTCTCGTATAAAGTAGAAACATAAGCAAAAGGAAAATGAAACTTCCAAACTGGCAACACCATTCCAAAAAGGAGCAAAAGCGGAAACTCAAACCGCAGGCACTCCGACAGGCAAAGGCACGACTCAAAGCCTTTAAGAAAAAGCACTCTTCGGAGTGTTTTTTTTTATAAATAACTAGAAAGTCGATAAGTAAAATGAATTCGCAACAAGTTCAAGATATGCGTCTCATGTACGAGGCAGTTTATAATGATGAATTGTGGGAATTGGCAAATGAATATAATAATACCGTATATGATGAAGACATTGTTGAAGTCGCAACTGAGTATTTTTATACTTATGGACTTAATGAGGATGGTATTAATATTCTAATTGAAAAGGTTGGTCTCGATAACTTTGTGGAATTTGTTTATGATCTTTCGGAAGATCTTACTATTCTTACGGAAGAAAGATCAGCAAGAGGAAGAAGAACTGGATCCGAATCTTATGCTGATGTAAAAGCAAAAATTGATGCTAAAGAAGCGGCGAAAAAGAAAGCAAAAGAGGAGGCACAAAAGAGAAAGGAGTCTGAAAGAATGGAACCAGCATCTAATGGTGCTGATACTGAATCTAAAAAAGAACAACCAAAGTCAAAAAAACCAATCAGAGATGCAATTGCAAGACAAATTCTTGCAGGTATGGAGCGTCACCGTAAAGCAACTCAAACTGCTGGTCGTCTTGCAAGTGAAACTGGAAATACCTTAGGTAAAATTGCTTCTGTAACTCGTGAAGCAGGTCGTCGTGCGGGCGAGCATGTTAAAAAGCATGGTTTGAAATCACTTGCTAATGAAGAAGTTGAAAACTGGGTAAATTCACTCATAGAAGAAGGTTATGACCTGAGTGATTATACTTGGGATGAGATGGCAGAGATTTATATTGATGAGGCAGCAAGGAGAACTCCTAAAAGAGTAAGAGGAGCAAAAGACACAAAATCATATCAGGATGGTAGATCGCAAGGGGGTATGATGGCCTCTGGAGATTCTCAAGTAAGTGGTGCTGGATATATGCGTCGTGGAGGTGGGATACAAACTCAAACAGATCCTAATGAGCGTCAACCGCAGCAAGGTAGAATGGATCGCTATACCCGTGATGAGATGGAGTATCGTAAGACAAATTTAAGAGCAGGAAAAGTTCATAAAGTTGGTGGTCCTAAGGGTCTTCCAGAAGAAGTAGATACATTTGATGCAATCCTTGAGCACCTAGTTGCCGAAGGTTATGCCGATACAAATGAAGCAGCACTTGCTATTATGGCAAATATGAGTGAAGAGTGGATAGGAGAGATTCTTGATGAAAGAAAACATCCTATTATGACAGTCACATCTCCAACTGGAGAAACCAGATCTAAAAAAAGACCAGGTGCAACCGTAGATTCTGATTATCATCGCCATGAAAAACCTGATGAGATAGACAGAAGAAGATTTTCTCAACAATTATCTGACGCAGAAAAGAAGAGAAAGTCTAAAATGGATGCAGGAAGATTAACTGTTGCTACTAAAAGAGGAATTGAAAAAGCAACTAATAGAAGTAATGATGGACTTGGAGGAGGTGAGTTTGCTCCAGGTAGTGCTCTTAGAAGAAGAGAAGAAGATGATCAACCTACAGATTATCGTGCCCGTAAGCGTAGAGCAAGTGGTAGATAAAACCAATTCCAAAACTGGCACACAAGAGGGTCTCACCACCCTCTTTTTTTGTATAATAGGTTCATAAGACAAACGAACTCCTAATGACCGTAAATTTTGAAGTAAAAGGTATGCTTGCTCGTCTTCTGGCAACGGAAGACCTGATTGTAGAACAC